AAACAGCTCTCCACAGTACGGACAACACTTGTATTCTGCTCTGATCTCGGACCACTCTTCTGCAGTCAAGGTCGCTTCAGAACCCTCAAGCACCGCACGTCTCTTGGCGCAGCTACGTTGATACATCGCGCGACCTTTCTTAGTCGCATTGAAACGCTTACGTGCAGCACGTCCCTTCTCGGATGCCTCATAGCGCCTACGGACTACTTTGTCCTTCTCGGAACCTAGGTAGCGCTCATGTGTAGCGCGCCCCTTCTCTGAGTGGTTTGCACGCCACTGACGTTCGCGTCCTTTTTTCGTCTGCTGACCCTTGCGGAAGCATGTCTTACACCAGTCCTGCAGCCCGTCCAAGGTGCAGCGGTTCTTGTGGAAGTCCGTATGCGGCTTCGTTTCCTTACACTTACTACAACGTTTTAGGGAGCCCATTCTGACATGTTCCCCCATGATTTACCGACTTTTATATCGACCGGGAAATCGACGACATCGCTGAAGCGCTTCCGGGGTATCAGTTCCATCACCTTCTTGATACGTGATGCCTCGGTATACACGTGTTCATCGGGAGCTTCGAGCAGGATACTGTCGTGAACGGTCAACAGGATACGTGCGTGCTCCAGAGTATCATGTAGGTAGAGCAGCGACATGAGTGTGATGTCCGACGCCAGGCTCTGTATTGGGAAGTTGAGCGCCTGGGTCTTGACTTCCTTCATGTTGACCCCAGAGACAAGACCGAAGCGACGCTTGCGCCCGAAGAAGCTCTCGAGTACTCCAGTGGTGAATGCTTTCTTGGGTGTCTCCCGCGTATATCGCGCTACGCCAGGACGTTGGTCGAATAGACTACGTAGAAACGCCTGTGCCTCACGGAATGTCATGTTCAGGTTACGGTCAGCAGCCATACTTGCTGCGCCGCGTCCATAGGCAATACCGAAGTTCACCATCTTAGCGATCATTCGGTCTTCACTTGTGTGGTTTTCCCCGAAGAAGAGGAGTGCAGTTTCCGTGTGGAAGTCTCGACCTTCACGGAAACACTTGAGCATGTACTCGTCGTTACCAAGCACAGCCAGAATGCGATACTCAAGCTGACCATAGTCGCAATCGATTAGGGTGTGTCCTTCTGAGGCAATGAAACAGTCACGTAACTTCTGCCCACGCGGAATGTTCTGGAGGTTCGGGCCACGGGAGGACAGCCTTCCTGTCGTCGTGCCATGAAGGAGGAACGACGTGTGTACACGGTCGTGCTTGTCTGCAAGCTCCTGCAGACCAATAACGTATGTCTTGAGCATCTTCTTTGCATGCCGAATATCGACGATCATCTGCGGCACAGGGTGCATTGGAGCGAGAATCTCCATTGCTTCCTTTTTTGTTGTACGCCCGAAGGGTTGGGGCAGCTGTAACTCGTCGTACAGGTACTCAGCGACCTGCTTCGGGGAGTTCGCATTGATTGGCCTACCGACAGCGACCTCCAGCTGTGCTCCCAAGTCCTCGATATCTCTAGCGTAGTCCTTCTCCAACTGCTTGAGGTGTGCAGGATCGACACGCACTCCATAGAGCTCGATGTCCACGAGCGCATTGGCCGCTGGTACGAGGAGATCGTCATGTAGTTTCTTGAGCTTAGGCTCCTTAGCCAGAACCCCCTGGAAATGGCGATACAGAAGGTACGTGTAGATTCCGTCGTGTGCGGCATACTTATACAGCACACCCTTCGGGAGCATACTATATGAGTCTGTACGCGGCTTCTTGAGGTGCTGCTTTAGGTCTCCTTCCCAGTCGGGTGCGTTGAAGAGGTTCGCCGCAATGCTCTTGAGGTCGTGCGTACCGCTCCGCTCCTCTGTGCAGTAGTGTGCCAAAAGTGTGTCGAAGTAGATCACAGGACGGAAGCCGTAACGGCTCTTCAGGAACTCTGCGTCGAACTTTGCGCTGTGCCCGATCCACTTGATGTCGGGGCGCTCCACCATAAGGGTGCACAAGCGCGCTTGCACAGCAGGTTGCTCCAGTACCCCCTGTGGAATGACGTAGCTTAGGTCCGAACGCCAACAGAGGACCAAACATAGGATGTCATCTTCCTGCCTGTTGAAGCCTGATGTCTCGAGATCGAAGACGACCTCCGTCTCCTTGTCGTAGATGTGGTCAAGTACAACGAGGGCGTTTTGCCCCGTCTGACAGACGTACCACTTAAACGGCTTCGGTTCGTATTCCGTTGTAGTAAACGCCTTCTGTAAGTCTGCACACAAGTCGTCGAACGTACTCGGCCTGCGTAGCACAGCGGCTGGGTGAAGCGTTGGCAACACCCAGCAGTTGAGGGCATCGTGCATTACAAACTTGCCCCGGTAGTTCGTAACGCCTGTCGCATAGCTCGGGCCTAGAAGTACGCTGGTGGGTAAGTTTCCTAAGGTTACTACGACACGTGGCTTGCGACCGTCAATCTCCGCTAACAATCGGTCACGACAGTAGGGTGCGGCTTCCTTGTATGTCGTCGTCGTACCGCCACATGCGATGGCATTTGTTATGTACAGCTCCTCGCGATCAATTCCCAGACCAACAAGAATCTTATCCAGCAGCTTGCCTGCCTGTCCTACAAAAGGTCTACGGGCGCTTGCCTCTTCGCGACCTGGGGCCTCTCCTACCAGAACGAACTCTGCTTTCACAGGACCTTCGCCGGGTACTAGAGGCGTGTCTTTTAGAGGACAACTACCACAACGCGCGTGCGGTAACTTGACCATCTTATTATACTCCTCTGCTCCACCTGATGAAGAGCTTTACGTTCCTCATTGTGATGTTTGGGTGTGGGTCGTCTACTGCGTCAAAGTCCATCGGTTTCTCCGGCCGTTCGAACTCGATACCACGAATGGGGTCGGGGAAAGGCTTACCTTCGAGACCGGCAAGCACTGCGATGCTCGAGTCTACGCTCCGCAGCCACCTGAAGCGCTTGGAGCACTTGAGGACCTCAGTCGGGTTGCTCCAGCAACCCAAGAGGTGGTGAGCTTTCTCAACCGCCAAGGACTCGGTTGTTGCGAGCGCACCCAGTAGTGCTGGCCGGCCTCCCTTGCTAAACCTTTCCGTGTGCTTCGCGATGCCGATCGTGGTGATCTCGGGAAGCTTGCTGAACACCCAATAGCTGTAGAACCAGCCCAGGGCGTTTCTTCCCTGTGGCACAGCCATCCACTTGAAGCGCGTGAGGTCAGGTGACGCCACAATCTCTCTATATGCGGCCATGGTAACCTTGAGGGTCTCCACGCAGTTCGCGAAGACATCCGGCAGGACGATCTCCTGGGCATCTATCATCTTAGCAGCCCTAATTACGTCTTCCAAGGGCAGTGGCTCCCCCAGCTCAATTAGGGAGTTATCAACAGTGACGAAGTCCCCCTTTGCAGCGCGTCCCTTGTAGAACTCCCTGTACGTCTTATTGCTAAGCACAAGGTGTGCGAGAGCGAGGTGGGTGTCCGTAAGCGTCGAGTACCTCTCGAGCATTGCGGTAGGCGCAATAATTGCGGCCTTCATGTGTTTGTCTCCTGGAGTGTAGGCTGTACCCCGGTGAGTACAGCCTACACACAGTGTGGCTACGTAGTAGTCTTCTTAAGCTGGAGAGTCACTTCGGACAGCCTCTTTGTGACTCTCATGTACGCGGCGAGTGCGATTGCGTAGTTGGCGACGTCCAGGAGTTGCTCCTCAACCGTCTCCGACATCAGGGACTCGAGTACGCCAGTGGCGAACTCACCCTGTAGGCGCCGCGTCTTCTTAACGAGCTCATGCACGAGGCTCATCTCCCCGAGCGGGAGGCGCTGCACGATGCTCACCTCGGTGTCGTATGCCTCACCCTTACCCTTCCACAGTACGTCTGCGGAAACCATGAGGGCTTGTCTTGACTCCTCGAACGCTGCCTCAATCTGTGCAGCAAGCTGCTTTTCGACATTCAACATTGATTACCTCCACTCCCTTCCCCTCTTTGACGAGGTAGATCGTTGGTAGTGAGATCAGACCAATCAGCCACTTCAGCAGTACTTGGCCTATGATCATCTCCACGAGCGCAGCGGTCGGAAATACGCCGCCGAACGCAAGCAGGGCGAAGACAATACTGTCTAAGGGCGCACTGACGCCGTTGCTAGCCGCTACGCGTGCCCACTGGTAACGCCTGCCCAGCTTCTTCCAGACCAGTTGGTAAACTTCTGTGTCGACGAACTCACTCACCATCTCGGCGGCGATACTAGCCAACACGATCCGCGGAACTTGCTGCAGTATGGCCGTGAGGGCTTCCTGGTTCGCCCAGAAGGGCGGGAAGGGCATCTTCACAAGCCACAGGAAGAAAAGCGCCATGCAGACGTTCACTGCGCCGGCGACCACGATGCACGCTTGGGCCCATCGCTTGCCCAGCTTCTTGTGTACGAGGTCACGTACTGTGAACGTGAAGGCGTATACCAACGTGCCGCCTGGAACGACGTACTTCCAGACCGTTACCATCTTCGTCGCCATGATATCTGCGAACACTTGCAGTGAGATGTACGCAGCTACCAGCGCAACGACCGTCCAGATCAGCCTGTTACTTTGCTTGCTGCTGTGATTTCCGAACATTGTGTGCCCTCCAGTGCACATCCTTTTTGGTATGGTGACCCTCAAAGAACTGTTCATTCGTCCTCCTTGCCCTGGGACGTAAAGCTAAGTGTCACATGCTGGATGTCGAGTTGTTGTGGGATGTCCAACCCGCAATCGTACGCGGCCTGCACACTAATGCCCCACATGTGTATGCTCTTGCCCCCTATGTTCTGTGTAGTACTCCCAACTAAGTACTGTCCTGGACTTGGGATGTCTCCTATGGCACGCTCTCTTAGCTGGCGCTTCACAGCGAGCTCGCCTATGGCTGGGAGCCCTTCGCGTCTACGTTTCGCGAACCACCACCTAACCGCGGTGGCCGTGTGGAACCAGAGCTCGTTCTGTGTCCTCTTGTACTTGAACATGAACACTTCTGTGGTACCTGAGCTGGCAACGGCGTTGATGACATCCGTAATGAACTCGTCGACGTGCATTGCCGTGCGTCCACGCTCCATGGCAACTGCATCTTGCGTCGGCGCGTCAAACCAACACCCGAAGGATGTAGCGTCGATATCTGGTAACGCGACGCCCCAGTTAGCGAAGTGTTGCAGTACGCTTATGTATCCTACGACACAGACAACAAGGTTATTGTACACCCTGTCAGGCAGTGTGCGGGAAAGAGCTCCGCGCACAATCGCATGTGCTTCCTCCAGGGCCAGATGAACGTCGAACTTGAGCGTGTGCTGCAGATAGTGCCCTGCGAAGTCCTTCAGAGGAAGCTTCGTGATCTTCTGAAAAGCGTCGAACGCTTCCGAACCCTGCATGATGTTCTCTGGCGCCAGGTTTACGATGATCGCACGCTCGATGGCCGCAGGTTCTCCTAAGGCGTCTTCGCCATCTATTGAAAAGGGTGCATCAAGAGGATAGATGGTTGTCGTTTGGTCTGGTCTTCCTCGCGCATCGCGACCTACGTCGTATGCAAGTAGGATATACCGCATGAGCTTCGAGTACGTCTGTTCGGATAGCGATGAACTCCGGAACTCCGAGAACGCTATCGGGATGCAGTTCGTACTCGCCAGCAACGAGAGAAGCACAAAGGGTGTTGTGGCACATGAGTACGAGTGTGGTGTGCACCCTAACAAAGGCTGCATTATCTCAAGTAGCAAACTCGTCTTGCCAGCCCCACGTGTACCGTATATGTTGAGTGTCGGGAAGCGCGTTGAACAACGCTCCTTAAGTACAGTTTTGTAAGGTGCTGCCATGAACCACGAAAACACTGGGAACACTACGTGAGGCACATTTACCTTCGGCAGCAGTTCTGCAATGTCACGTAGTAACGCACGATAGTTATCTGCGGACGGGAACGTGATTGTGATCTCTGGGGCTTCACGTCCTGTTGGTACGTACTGGTACGGAGCCTCCTCAGGCGAAAGCACACTGTCAGCCGTGAGCACGCGATCAGCAGTCACGAAGTAGTCTTCGTGTCTGCCGATCGTGTGTGTTGCTACCGCTCTTGGTAGCCCGACGTCCAGTAATTGTTGCATGAGATGTGGAAGCAGCATCTTCGCTTCGCGATCAGATCCAAGCCACTGCCATGCTGCGTACGGTAGCTCTCTGATCAAAGCGGAACTGCCTGCGAAGGCCGCGCGGGTTAGTGCCACATCTGGCCACGTGTACCCGGAGGCCTTCATCGTACCAGATAGTATATCTCCCCCAGGGCCTTCAAGTAGGCGGGTCGGCTTGTATACAAACGTCGAGACCTGTCGCTGCTTCTCACGATCCGGTAGGTAGTAGCAATCGTGTACCTCCGTAAAGGTCGCTGGTACCTGTGCACTCGTTGTAGCACGTTCTAGGGTGCGGGCGAAGTATGTCTCGCCGCCCTGCGGCGATGCGTCCCGAAGCTTATCGCCAATCGGGTTCTCGGAGAACAGGGTAAGTACGTCGTCTTCCTTGATCCCTGCCCTGATGAGAGCACGCACTACTGCCCAGTCACGTTCTGACCTAGATTCGTATCCTTCTGTGCTTCCCGTGTGTATACGCTCGATGAGCGATGCAGGTACGTTGAAGCCTGCCTTCAGGTCGTCTGGTGTGTATTGCCTTTCCTCTTGTAACGTCACAAGGACCACCGGGAGGGGCTTCTCCGGATCCTTCCAGTTGGTTGTACCCGGAACACGAAGGAACCTAGATGAGTCTGTTGCAGCCCGATCTCCTTTGAGATGGCCTGCCATACTCTTCGCTAGTACCTCCGCAGTGTTCCGCGTCGTTGAGCTTCGGAGACTCCAATATACATGGAGGCCGTTACCGGAATCAACAACAGCCGTCGGAGGTAAGACGTACGTTGCGCGTACGTACTCTAGAAGTTCCTTCTTCCCTTCCTGGTGGTCCTTGACGTCTAGGTCAAGCCACACACACAAGGCGCGGGATACGGCCTCCTTCGTTGCCGCACACGCATTCCGCGGGCAGACACCGAAGTACAAGTTAACCCCTGGAAGATGTAGTCTCTCCACGAGATCGACGATCTCTCTGGGGCTTTTAGGGTAGTAGTGTGTGGCCTTCCCCCCTGATAGGGCCTTGATGGCAACATACTCGTCAGGACGGAGGCCCCGGAATAGCAGTGTAAAAAAGGCCAGTTCCACCGGGTGCACTCCTCTTGAGTATCAGGGTCCTACCAGTCTGCTATTCCCTCTTCGCCGGCGGCTTCAGGGCCTGATTCCATACCTGCGGGCAAGACACGCTGGACGCTGTTACGCATCTCACCTTCCCACTCCTGTTGCTCCATGAGCAAAGTGACTTCCGCGCCGAGAAGGTCATCGGTGTCGAGTTCCAGCTCTCCATCGAGATCGAAGTCGAGCTCAAGTGCCTTCAGGAAGCGGCGCAGGTTCCATAGCGCCTGCGGTTGCAAGCTGTAGTTCGCGAAGGCCTTGCGACCCTCGAAACCCACCTGCATGATGTCGAAGTGGACCTCGAGCTTCGGCTTCCCGGCACGCGAGGTACCTATCTTCGCTTCTGAAACGATCGCGGGGTAGTAACCTTCCGGCATTGCTTCCTGTGCTACACCGGCCAGGTTGACATGAATCTGTGGCATTGCTATTTCTCCTTTTGGGGATTGAGTTTGCCGATATACTCGGCTACTATCTGGCTCATATTCGGGGAGACGATTTCGTCCTCGAAGAGCCCAGTCCGGTCCTTGGCTTGGAACCGCCTTGACGGTTGAACTGTCAGCACACGTGAGCGGTCTTTCCCCTTCATGGCTACAATCAGGTTCCCGTGAATGTCGAAGTACTTGGCTACTTCGTACGCGAACTTACCAGGTACGGCCGGGGCCGTTCTGACTGTAGATGTGAGATCGTCCTGCTGGGTGTACTCCAGCGCGGGGACCATGACGTGACAGGGACAAGCGATAAGTTGCCGGATCTGTCTCCGCGCCATGATCAGTGCCTTCTGGTAGTCCTGTAGTTGGTTTGGTTCGTCTCTCTGTCCACCTCTCTTTCTGCCTATCTCCTCGAGAAGCATAAGGTAGTATGCGGTCAGGGAGTCTAGGACAACCGTTCCCCATGGGGCCTTTCCCTGTTTATAGGCCCAGATGACCTTGTCGAGTGCCGAGGTCTGCGTCATCGTATGGACCTGTAGGGGTTTGTCCCTGACACTCATTAGGCCCCCATCGCAGTCAAGCACAAGCACAGGGAGTGCTTCCGGGAGGTCGCAGATTGAGCATGCGAGCACTGTCTTGCCTACCCCAGGCTGCCCCGTGATCAGAACACTCAGGAAGCGCGCGTCCACATGTGGGGGATGCGTCGAGAGAATGTTCTGAGACATCTTCTCCTGCGCCGGCTCTGGTTCTGGTTCTGGTTCAGACTCCTCAACATCTATGTCTTCGAGAGCCAGAACTTCTACGTCTGTCATTCCTCTACCTCCTCAGCACTTGAGGGTCTTACGCGGTAGTCGGTCTGTAGCAGTGGCCAGGGGTCCAGACCGCGCCATACGGCTTGACAAGGTTCCCTGAAGATACAGCTCTTACACTGCCACCCAAAGGTGTTGGGATAGATTGGAACATGCGGATCCAGCATCTCGCGTGCAACCTTGTGTAGGTTCTCCCACTGAATCTGTAGCGCGTGACCCGATGGACGGAGCCTCTCGCGGACAAAATACGGTACATTCTCCTTAAGGTGCGCGAGGATCTCCGTGTAGTCTCCAGGGTTCAGGCCCCTGTCCACGATCTCCTTCATGTAGTAGTGGTAAGAGGTGCCCTGTCGCTTGTTCTTCGACAGCCCACGAGTGATCACGTCCGGGCGGTTGGGAACCTTCTTGCGTAGGAACGTGAAGATGGTACCTACAGGCTTGCGATCTGGAATCGGAAAGTCCGGGGAGATTCTGGCAGCCTGGAGGTAGGCGTATGCTTGACTATCGTACTCGAGATTGAAGCTACCCATCTGAGCGGTTGTCTTGAACTCCTTCAGCCAGAGGTCTCCTTTGGTGTCCTCAACAACACCGTCGGCTCGGCCCGCGAAGAAGACCTCCCTACCATCCACACTAAAGCCCAAAGGCACGTGGATCGTATACTCAGGCCGGAGCATCTTGAACTCCGCATCTCGTGCTGCACTCCACATATCGTAGTGGGCTAACATGCCAGCACCAAGCACAACGCTCTCCATGAGCTCCGCGCGCTTGTCGTCGGACATCTCGACATCTTCAAGCTCGAGCACTGCTGTCGCGGTCCACCTAATGAACGCGGTAGCAGCAGGTATGCCCTCGCTATAGTGGTCTTCGAGGGCCTTATGCACCCCACGACCGAGGAAGAACGGCGTGAAGGGAACACGTGGCTCGAAGTTCATCCTGTGGGGACTCGAAAAGTGCCAACGTACGCGACAGTTCTGGAACGCACGTATGTCGGATATGTGTACGTAGTATGTCATTATTCAGGACAGTCCTTCCACCCAGGCTTGGGCCTCTTGTACAAGTCTGTGGATTTCTTCGAGGTTCAGTGTCGCTATTGTGGCGCGTCCGACACTGTTGGGGATGTCAGTACGTGTAACAAGTCCTGCGTCTTCCAACATCTTGATCTGCCGTGTTGTTGCAGTCGTGCTCTTCTCCAGCGTCCGAGACAACGCTCCGGGGCCCTGTGCCTCCATAGCAAGCAGCTCGACAATCCGCATACGGTGTGGAGAGGCGAGTAGATTACCTATTCTCTGTAGGTCATTCAACTGGAGTAGTTTCATGCGAGCCCCTGTGTTTGACTATCCTCCCCCTAATTATAATGTGTTCTGAGGGAAATGTCAAGATGGCAAACGGCATTCGAAGGCTGTTTGCCCTCTGGACAGCATGAGAGGGAGGCTTGTGGCCTCCCTCTCGCTTGCTGTGGGTGTAGCCGCTGGCTACTCGGGCGGTGCGAAGCTGCCGAGATCGGCAACAGGCTCAGGCGTGGCAACAGGTGCGGCCTTCGGCTCGGTGCCGGCAGCAGGTTCGTCGCACGGTTCGTCGCACGGTTCGTCGCCCGGCTCTTCGTTCGCCTTGGCTTCGATAGCCGTTACACGCTCCGTGACCCAGGTCGAGGCGAAGTGATCGACCCACTTCAGGACGATGGGCTTCTCAGCTCCGGGGATGAAGGAGGCGGCCATGACGGCTGCGTACAGGGCCTTCGCGCCTGTGATCTTGGCGGGGACGTATCCTTGACCCTTCTTCCGCAAGCCTGTGACCTTGCCGACCTGAGTGACCTTGAACTGCTCGATCGTCTCCATCGTGAAGAAGATGCGATCTTTGTCCGTGCGAACGTGATCGATCCGTTCCTCACGACACATCCGGCGACACCATGCAGCGCTGATGCCCATCAACGCGGCCGCTGCTCGGAGAGGAAGCAAGCCCTGCGCGGCGAGTTCCTCATACTTGGGCGCGTCAGACTCTTCCGCGCCCTCCACTTCCACTTCCACTTCCACTTCCAAAACTTCGTTCTCGTCCATTGTTCACCCTCCTTAAGGGTTCCTACATTGTAGCCACCCATTGAGTGGCTCGGTGCTCTTGCTCCTCTTACATCTGGGAGCATGTTTTCATCCTGCTTAAATTATGAACTACTTTGAAGCAGAATACAAGTGAGCAACTAGAGTTCGAAACGAAGTTGCTCCCCGGGCTGCTTGGTGCGCACGACGCTTACAGCTACAGACCACTCCGCCCGGCTAAGCGCTGGGTCCGTCGTGTGGCAACTCATGAAGGCCTTTGTACGCTCTACGCATGTGGAGCACCTAAGGCACGGACGTTCATTCCCCTCGTAGCAGCTCCACGTTAACTCGAAGGGTACACCGAGCTCAAGACCAACGAGAACGATCCCCTCCTTGGGAACGTGCTTGAACGGGGCGAAGATTGTCATCAGGCGGTCGTAGTGCTGGAGTGCCCCTTCAGCATCATGCAGGAACGCCGGCCTGCAGTCCGGGTAGACGGGGTGGTCCCCTGCGTGCACCGCTATTGCAACACGGTGCATGTCGAGTGAGGTGGCTAGCCCCGCTGCAAGGGCCAGGAACAACAAGTTGCGGGAAGGCACTACCGTCTGTGCCAGGGTGGCGCTAGTGTACTCATCCTTTGGCACCTCGATGTAGTCTCTTGTCAAAGCACTTTTGAGAAGTGCACCCACACCACTGATGTCAACTGACCTGAACTGTGCGCCGGCAGCGTTCGCGATCTTCTCAGCGGCAATCACCTCCTTGTTGTGCTTCTGACCGTACGTGACGGACAGCGCGACAAGCGGCAAGTACTGCGGGCGCCACTTGCGTAGCCAGTAGAGCATTGTAGTGGAGTCGATACCCCCACTAGTAAGACAAACGATCCCAGGAGCCATTCTTCTCGATCCTCCTTTGCATGATCTTCCTTACAGCGTTAAGTGGTACTGGTGCGTATGGGGGCAAGCCGTACTTGCTTACGGCGTCGACGCCAACATCCATCATCAGTCCCACATCCTCGAACCTGCCATGTGTGTGTGCGTAGAGGTGCCAAGCTCCCCGGTGCTTCCTGTCCCAACTAGCCATAGGGAAGTGATTAAGTACTATGACCTTCCCATCGATCTCCAGTGTTATCTGGGGCTCCATCAGTTCGATCGGGTGCCCGCTGGCGCTAACAGGCCAGCCGGCAGCACAGTTTAACGAGTCGGCGTTCCTGAGCATCTCTAGCCACCTCTTGTCGTGGTGACTTATGTTTCTCAGAACTTTGATACGTCCGTTCAGGCGTGCGAAGTAGTTGCTTGCCTCGAGCCACCCCTGTAAGGTAAAGTCGCTCAGGTGGTACACTACGTCGTCAGGACCTACTGGGGCGTTCCATGCATCTTCCAGGGCCTGGTCCATCGCGTAGGCGTCCCTGAACGGCCTCTTACAGTGTCTGATGATGTTCGTGTGGCCGAAGTGGTCGTCTGCAGTGAAGAAGACTTTCTGCATCACGCCGGCTCCACATGATGTAAGGGGCCCTCTTCGTAAACGCGCTCCATCTCGCGTTTAGTGTATTCGGCGGCGAGCAGGGCTCCTACGGCTTCTCCTGTGCCCAGCGTAGTGTGTAGTTGAACTGTGAAGTCCACCCACTCCTTACAGAGTACGTTAAGTCTCTCGAGCCCTTGGTCCGTGATCGTGTAGCGACGGCACATATGCCCTGCAGGTCCTTTTGCCACAACGCTCTCGACCAGACCTTCGGTTGCCATGTTCTTCAGTGACGGGTAAGCAAGACCACCAGACATGTCGAATGCCCCGTCACTACGCTCCCTGAGCCTCTTCAGGATCTCGTGGCCATACATAGTACCTTCCACAAGCATGGCAAGCAGTAGGGGCGTAGTACTCCCCTTCCTGATCTGACTAGTGGCCATTTGGTTCCTCCTGGACAATCGTAAAGCCGACTGCCTTGAGGATGCTCTCCGCAATTCGTTGTTCTGCACCCGTACTGACTAGCTCGGCCTCGAACGTCTCAGTCCCTCTGATTGCTGCCGGTGAATACGTGAGACCCCACACGGTGTCCGCGATCTTCACCAGAGCAATCTCCGCGACGATCTCCCTGTGCCCCGTGAGGTGAAACAGTAATATGTCGCCTGCCAGGTGCTCCTCGTACGAGACAAAGTGGTCCGGAAACTCTTGTGTCACGGGAAAGGCTTTGGTCTCGGATACCAGAAGCACAACGTCTCGATGTAACGGGCCGATCTTACGCCACAACTTTCCTGCCATTAAGTATCCTCCTTTGTTATGGGCATCCACGAAGCTGCTCCGCAAGGAGACTCCTCGTATAAGCCCTCTCTACGACCTCGCGTAGCTCGAACAACTTGTCTGCCTCGGCCTTTAAGAACCGCACACAGTCTTCGAGGTCCGACGCCGAGCAGTACTCGAAGTCATCGATAATCATGCCCACGATCCGTCGGACGGTCAGCAGGTCCTTGAACGCTGGAATGGGTCTTTCTCCACTCCCGCTCATGATCGGTACCTTAGGTCGATGTTCGGGAAGAAGTGTCGTGCATCCTTCTCGAGTAGCTTGCTGCCTGTCTCTGCCACATGCGGGTATGCCTCCCACTCTCGCTGGGGATCCGCTTCTCCGATGTAGGCGGCCCAGTCAACTCCGACGGTCACAACAGCGACAATGGCTGTAGCGTGACCGTTCGAGTTGAAGTAGCGCCCTCGGATGAGTACCTGCTCACCTGCTTCGTACATGTACAGGCTGCCGACAGTTCCCATTCTAGTCATTCGTCCTCCACCACCTTCCCGAACACACCAACGATTAGGTCCATGTCGTAGAAGAGGTATCCACGCACAGCGCTGATGTATCCACGGGCTGTGTTGACGTGCGTGTGAAGGTTCTGCTCCCGAACCTCGGGAATGTGTCGATGTCCACAGATGCGATCCCCTAGGCTGAGCATCTCGAGAAGTTCAGTTAGCGCTTGAAAATCTGCGAAGAGCTTGTTGCAGCTTCGGTAAAGCTTGAGAATGTCATTTCCCTTCATTCGCCCACCTCCTCGTCGGGCTCGTCGGGCTCGTCGTTCCGGAAGAAGGTCATCCACTCGATCAGGATGGCCTTCGCCTCACGCTTCTCAATCTCGAACGCGGCCATGAGGTGTGGGACAGCGCCGAACATGTTCGTCGCGCAGGATTCTCTCAGGGCGTTCAGGAATCGTCTGTGTTTGTCTTCCACTCGATTGCCTCCTTCTTGAGTGCGTCTAGGGTATCCTTCGCGTTCTCTCGTAGCCACTGCACAAGCTGTGCGGTACGCTTGCCACGCTTGAAGGGACGCCACACGCTAGTGCCCTTCTGAGCTTTGGACACGTATTCGCGGTACACGCCTGGCGTTGGGTCGTCCTCAAGGTCACGCCAGTCCGACACGTGTGGCTTTCCGGTCTCCTCCAACGTGGATTGCACCCGCTCCTCGAACTCCTTCTTGATGACGTTCAGGCGGATGAACTCTTCCAGCAGCTTCTTGTACGAATCGTTGCCTGCAAGTACGTCACCCTGGACACGTATTGCTGCTGATATGTAGTCCGCGATGCACTCATCACGTAACCTCCCTACGATGAAGTCGAACGGCAGGACTTGTAGCAGAGCATCTACGAGTAGACCGTAGTACACTCTCGTGCGTAGGGCTTCTACTTCCAGTCCGTGATGTGGTATCCCCTTTCCAAGGTACACACCACAGTTTGCCGAGGAACACGTCGGGCAGTAGCCTGCAGCGTTCCCGACAACCGGCCATCGCGCTCCACAGCTCTCCTCAAAGCACTCTGCGAGGTGTAATGCCTTGAAGGTGGCCCACTCCATGTAAGCACGGTTCCCAACCTTGACACGGTACCACTTGTCTGGAAGTGACAGGCCCTCGTCTGTGACATGCATTGGCTGAATGCCGACACGTGCTTCCCTGACGTCGTCTGCATAGCGTCTCGCCTGCGTCCCGAATGTCGGACCGATCACAGTCTCTCCGTCATAGTCGTAGTCCGAGATGTGCAGGACGATAAGCGGACGCGCTGGTGTGAAGGGCTGATTGTGCTCTGTCCAACCGAAGTGATCGCGCAGCAGCCTCTCGATACCCGCTTTGGAGGACTTTCCCTTACCTGAGTAAACTGCTTTCGCTCCCAAGGCCTGTGCAGGCGCAAGGAAGTCGCTGAAGAGGCTGTCCTTCTCGACTGCGATGATGATGTGACACCCCTTGAAGAGCACCGTGTGGAAGTCCTGCATCATTCGGGAAGCGTCCTCCACCCACAAGTCTTGGTACGTAACCATGCAGGTGTCTACGAACTCCCCATATATCTGGGAGAGCATCTGTACCCAGTTCTGGTCCTTGATCTCTTGTACACCCTGTGCATTCGTCTCGAAGTCGCCTAACTGTAACGCAAACGGCTGTGCGAAGTAAGGCTTCCACCAAGCATACCAGTGCCGACGAAGTGCCTTCGGTTGGTTGTCCCCTTCAGGGCCACCCGCGGCATCGAACACACTCATCTGGCACACAGTGGCCACACGTGCCAGTGCTCGACGGTTGAAACCATCCATGTTCTCGATAGCCGTAACGAACCCAGGATTCCTTAGGGCCTGGGTGATGGGGTTGCGGTTCGTTGGTAGGTTGTCTGGGTCAGTGCCCAGCCTCTTGAGTAATGCCCTACCGAACGGGTCAAGTAGGTTGCTCCAGTTGGTCATCATTCCTCCCTAAAACACAGTGTACCGGGGACAGTTGCACAGGTGGTGTTCGCCCGGCATTGCGGGCGTGCCGCGTGCGCAGATGCATTCGTTCTGAATCCGCGCCTGCAGACGGTCTTCCTCCTCTTCCCTGTCCCTCAGTGTATGGAGGGACACATTGAGACTTTCAATGTGTCCTTTGTCGAATATGCATGACGACGCTGCATGCTCCGACGCATCGACATAGCCCTTCAAGTACCAGAGCACGTCGGCGACACGTTCCGAGTGTTTCGGTTTCATTCCCTCTCCTCCCTCTCTCTACGTAGGTCGTATTCGTGATCTGCTTGCTCGTTGTACTGCGCGATCTCGATGTTGGGGAAACGTTCCTTCGCGTCCACAACAAAGGATGTACGCTCCTTGAAGTGCTCTCGCATCCAGGCCTTGATCTCGTCATCCTGCGCGGGTTCTTCCTGCGGTTCAAAGTGCGACACGATACGTTGAAGGTAGTCGCTGCCCGCCTCTGTTGCCTCTAGCCATCTAGCCTCCCACTTACTCATCTCGGTTCCTCCTCATAGCATTCGCATTCTAGTTTGTGGTTGGGTCCCGGGCGTATGTAGCATGGCAGCTGCGGGTAGCAGGTACATAGCTTCGGGGCATTCCCCGGTTCACACGCATCTGGTACATAGCGTGGACAGGACTCTAGATGGTGCGCTCCAGGCACTTCGGACCACGTACGAGCACAGGTGCATGGTGCTTGAGAGAGCTCCTTCTCCCTCACCTGCAAGTCCCGTAGGATCCCATCAAGCACTGTAACGTGCCGCGGACCGAACGTAGACACCACACAAGGCCTCCATGCTGTGTCGATGTGCCCCTGTATGTACCACAGGATCTCTCTGATGACATCTGCGTCGTTCACTCCTCCTCCTCTCTGTGACGGTCGTAGTCGTAGTCCGCCCGTTCATTGAACGCCTTGATCTCGTGACACTCCTTACAGTCCCGGTTGTGCTCGTCCTCGCAGATGCAGCACAGCGACAGGCCGCAATCTGCTGTGCGTACACTGGACTCAGTACTCTTGCACCAGGCACAACGCTTCATTAGAGCACCAGGTCCAGCAGCGCGTCGATGAGCATGTCCACAAAAGGCAACAAGAAGCCAACGACTCCTAGGAAGATGAGTATTATCCCGAAGCGTATGGTCATGTTGTCTTCTTCTCGTTGCCCGTACCAGCTCATGAACCCTCCGGCGAGCAGTGCGATTACGCAAAGTATGTAGTGAGTCATTTCCCACTCTCCCACTCGTCCAGTGGCGTCATCTCACCAGCGCTGTATTCTTCCAGACCCTCACGAACGGCCTGTACCTCCATCTCATACTCCTCCCGATGCGTGGGGCACAGGCTGACGGACTCATACCCTGCAGCGTTCCCGTACTCCAGACTTACCGAGCACGTAACGGAGCAGCCACAAGGCCAGAATTCGGTTGTGGCCCTGTGTGTGGGTGCTCCCACAGTATCTTGCAGCCATACGCGCACTTTGTTCACTTTGCCCGCCTTTGCAGTCGCTGCTTGTGTGCACGTACTGCCTTACGTTTCCGACGACTTACCAGGACGCGTTTGCGCTTCTTCGAAACGTTGCGGTAGCGCTTCGGTCTGTTCTTCTCGAACCACTTTTGGAGCTCGGTCTTCTTCTGTTCCATTACACCTCCAGACTTACACCCTGATTATGTAGCATCTCGATCACTTCGACCTCCGTCGCACACGGTCTTAGGATCTCATTCATCCGCAGCTGACATAGTGCCGCTGTCCCAAAGCCGTGTGCTAAGAGTGCATCTAGGATCAACGCGTGCGTACGGGCGTCGATGGACTCATGTAGGTAGTGTAGATTCTGTACACTCGCGTGTGCGTGTTCAAACTCGTTGAAGTAGAGCAGATTCGAAATTGCTCCCATCAACGAGCCTAGGTCAGTCATCTCCTACACGACGGTTGATTCGACGTTGGAACTCTCTCGCGTCTTGGGTGTTGACACAGAGTTCCCCCGCAAGTCCACCACGGTTGTATACTGCGACCCGCGTGTGAACAGGGTTCACAGCACGAGTGTGTGTGCTGAACGTTAGCGTAGGAAGCGGGGCTTCACCCCTGAGCTCCCTGAGAACCTCTGCAGCCAAGCGCACAAGGCTCATGTGGTCGGTGTAGGGGAACACATCGCTAGCGATCGTTGCGATCTGCAATGTGACCGCGTCTTTTGGTTCCGTGAGATAGGAACGCATCCAGGCTTTGATGTCCCTCTCTGTAACTACGTCAGGCATCTCCATACTCCCTTGGTAGTGCTCTCTTGTAAAGCGCCCAACCTACGATGCCACCCAGGAACGGCGACCCTGCGTATGCGTTGCTGCGAAACATCGGTAGCACACGCATACATAGGTTACGGTAGCGCATCCGATGCTTGTGGTAGCTTAGGTCGAGGTGGGTGGTCCGTGACCGGATCGTTCCAGGGCGCTTACGCCTTTCATACTCGATACGTACGTTGACCACTTGCGGGTATGTGGGTTCCGAGAACGCTGTGATCGAGAACGCATAGCCCATCGTCAGAACTCCACCGTGCTGAGGGCACGTGCTTCTGCAGCGTCCACGAGGTACGCGTCCTCACCACCCTCGCTCTCGCGTGGCTTGTCCAGGTACACAATGTACTCGTTCAGGTACGCCTGCGCGTCTGGATCGCCCCGCACCGCAGCCAGGATCGTGGGCTGCAGCTTTGGCCAGCGTTTCTTCAGTGCGCGTAGCAGTTCAGGCTCCATCTTGTATTCGACTCCTTTCTAGAATATGAAAAACATGCTCACGGCGTAGCGTAACTCAGCGGCCATGTACCCCAGAAGGAACATGAGGACATAGAGCACGAATGTCTTCTTCCTGGAGCTCGTTGGGGCCTCAGGGAGCTGCTCTCCCTCACGTATCATGGTCTCGATGAGAGCAGCTCTGTCTAAGGATTCCGCCTGAGCGTCAAGTAGTTGCGCCTGGTCTGGGAAGCGCGCTGCGAACTCCTTCTCCGTAAGCCGTAGGGTCATAGTATGACCATCGGGATCTCTTCGAGAGGATCACACGTGCCACCCTGTGCTTCGATGGTACGCATCCAGGACTGCGTACCCCAGACGGGCAGGATCCACCGCAGTCCTGCGAGAGGATCCTCTACCAGGATGAGCCACGGAGCCGCCGGAACGCCCAGCGTCTTGCCTGTCACCTTCACGAGGCCTGAGGGGCGATTCTCGTCGCGTGCCCTGTCGAAACCATACTCAGCGTCGATCGGAAACTGTTGCGCAGTTCGCTTCGTCAGCCTGAAGGACTCCTTCGACGTCGCGATAGTTGCCTGGTACACCAGGATCTCGATCATCTCGCTGCCTCTGGCGCAAGGTGCTGAAGGCGCCAGCCTGGCTCCTCGGCAGCATCGACCCGTAGCTGTGCGCGCTCTGCGTAGGTGAGCTTCCGAACGATCAGACAGTACTCGCTACCCTCGTAGGGGTGGGAGAATGCATACTCAATCTCTACGTCCTGATGTGCGTCGGCGAATGCGTCAGACACGTCGTCCAGCGTACGGAGACCCATATAGCCGATGATGGCCATTGTGTCACCAGGCTGGAGAGCTTCGACAGCAGCATCACGTTCTTCGGTGCTATCGTGTACGAGTAGCAGAATCGGTGATAGCGCCATGTCACGGCGCCCTGTATAGGGTGAGGTTCAACTTCGAGAACCCGACCTTCGTGGCCCCGCCGGTCGTTGCGATGACCACGGACTTTCCGCTCTTGCTCGCATGCGTCGTGACCTTCGTCTCGTCGACGACGATCTCGATCGTCAGCACGCCGTCCTTGATCTCTGTCTTGATGTTCTCGTACGCGTTCATTGTGATCGTCCCTCCTTAGGGGGTTTGTTCTGATAGCCACTCCTCTAGCGGCTTGTTGCCCTTACTCTTGTTGCATGTCTCGCAAACAGGTAGAACGTTGTCTTTCGTATGCACTCCTCCTCTCGATAGCGGGATAACGTGGTCCATAGTAGGTGCATCTATAAACAGCACTCCGCAATACGGGCAATGTGTGTGCTCTGTGCAGTGGTCCTGCCACTCTATGGCGGTTAGCGTGCTCTCATCGCTCTCCAGCACCGCACGCCGTATGGCTTGGGCGCGCCTCTGCCCTGCACGCCCCTTTGCGGAAGCATCGAAACGCTTCCGCAATGCCCTGCCTTTCCTAGATGTGTCGTAACGCCGTTGGGCGGCCTTGCCAGCCTCAGACTGTCGACAACGTTTTTGTGCTGCTCTACCTAAAGGGGATCGGTTGTAGCGTGCATGCGCCGTCTTGGCAGCTTCTGAATGATTGGCACGCCATATGGCTGTCACACCAGCTTCAGACTGACAGTACTCCCGCTGGTATGCGCGCTTACACGCCTTACACCAGACTTGCAGGCCGTCCCACGAACGTGCGCGCTTGTAGAACGCTTCCTTTGGCTTAGTTTCTCCACACTGTAGGCAGCGTTTCACCTGGTCTCCGCCTCCGTTATGTACTCGACGCTGTCGTACTGGGTCTCGTCTACCTCTCCGCAGACTTCGATCACGTGCGTGACACGAGCCTTCCGGCACTTCTTATCGACGCTCCTGGAGAAGTGCACTGAGAAGCTCTTTCCTCTGCCACTCGCTGAGGGAATCTCGACTTCGAGCGACTTACCCCAACTGTCCACCTCGAGGTCGGCCGTAGACGTTCCGAGGCGCTTCTCGAGGACCTCCATGGCCCTACCGAAGAAGCCCTTCTGCTCCGTCTTGTCCCATGCAGACGGGGAGATACACACTCCCGGGCTACTGCTGAGCAAGTACATAACGGAGGCCTCGAAATCTAGAAGCGCGGGAAAGCGCTTCTCTAGAGTGCTCAAGGTCTCGGTACACGTATGCGCCTGCCGTCTGTGATACGCGCGTTGTAGCTCCAGCAACTTCCTAACGGTCTTCATCTGTACCCCCTCCTTTAGATATCCAGCTTACAGAGGATGTCTCGCAGCTGCACAGCAATGTCTCTGCGTGCAACC